AACTTCTTGATCTTCACGCTATGCATGATGTCTTCGTTCTGGTATGCAGTCCAGGTGTCACCGTTCTGAGAGCGGAACGAAGAACCAAGAACCGGTTGCTTGAAGATATCGATGTCAGTTCCAAGGATCTTTTGACCCATCTCCGAGACGTAAGACTCGTAGTCAGAATGATCAGCGAGAAGAACGAAGTTGAAGTATTCGTTCGGCTTCACGAAGATCGGAACTGGGAACTTCACGACAGTTGGAGCAGCTCGGATAGCATCGAGACTGTTCGTGTTCGCCGGGATCTTCACAGAAGCATTCGGAACAGAGATCTGCGAGTATGCCATGATGTCAGTAGCAGACGGATAAGCGTTCTCACTAGGACGGATCTGGACCATCAAAGGATACGAAGTGTCAGTCGGCTTCCGCTTCATGAACAGAGTGAGTTCAGACAAGAATGCTCCGTATGGGAACAACTGCGGAGATACCCAGATCGACTGAGCAAGAGGATCACTCCGGCTTGCACCACCAGCACCGTTGTTGCTGTTGTTACCGCTGTTGGACATCGAGTTAGTAGATCTCGTAGGAACAGGAATAGTAACTCGAGTTGTCGTAGTGCTGGACGAAACAGACACGCTTGTACGGTTCTCGATCGTCGGAGTCGAAGTAATCTGAGGAATGCTCGTCGAGATAGTCGTTTCTTGATCCGTGACGTTGAGACCGGAAGAAGCGAAGATGAACGAAGCGACAGTTGTTGCATTCTCAGCTACGTTGTTAGGTTCATCAGAGAAAGCGATCTGACGTTCACCAGTGCGGAAACGACCATTTGGAATGGCAATGAAACCGGAAGCATTACCAGACGAGTCGGTACGAACAGAACCTTCACCGAGAGGAGCGATCGTCGGAGTGACCATCGGATCGATGTTCTCACTGTCAACGAAGACGTGGAGATCGGTATCAGGACGCATGCCAGTAAGAGCGAAGGCAATCGTGATCGCTCTCATGTAGTATGAGACTCCGACGTCTACGACGTACTTACCGATTGACTGAGTGGTATCAACGAAGTTCAGGGCTTCGTCTTCACCAGTTCTCGACTCACCAACAGTCTTCGTCGTTTTTGCAGTGACAGAAGTAGTCGTCGTACGACCAGATTGACTGCTGGAAGAAGACGTAGTCGTCGAAGAACCAGACCAAGTTTCTTCCCAGTCGTTCCACACAGTTCCGAGATCGATAGCATTGTCAACATCAGAAGTCATATCGACGTTACGAACAGGAGCAGTCGTCGTGTCTTTCCAGTAGTCAGACGAAGGATTGAGATAAGCTACACCTGTACGTTTCGCAACGAGGAACGGATTGACAGAGACACCTTTCGAAGCGATCAGATTTTCAGTGAGAACTTCTTCAGTCGAAGGAAGCATCATGAAGTATCCGAGATCAGCACTGCCAACTCGTTCGAAACCGTTGAATTCGAATGCGTCCACGCCGAACGAAGTCGATTTGAATGCAGGACGAAGTACCTTGTTCACACGATCGATAGCTGCGCGATAGTCACTCGACGAAGTGTCACCGATGCCTTGACCAGAGAAGTTATCGACGAGGAAGCCAGTCTTGTAACGAGTGTTTCCGTTTTCGTCAACGATCTGTTCGTTCTTGGCTTGCGACTCAAGAAGGCTCAGAGAAGTCTCGTACTCGAGGCGTGAGATACGCTGGTCCAACTTACCAATGTCTTTCATCGTGTAACGACGGTTCTGTTCACGATAGACGAATACGTCTTCAGCATAGTCCTTCGTGTATGCACCAGTAGAGATCTTGAAGAGAATCATCTCGTTTTCAGATGCAGTAGGAAACACAGGATTGAGACTCGGAATACCGAGAATGACGTTCACGCTACCGATCTTCGAGAGAGTGATGAGATCCTTTCTCGGCAAGTAGTAGTTGAAGTCAACAGTCGTAAAGCCTTCTGGGATCGGAGTCAGAGAAGCAACGAAACCACCGCCGGATTTCACGTACCTGAAGTCGACGACGTTAGTCAGATCGAAAACAGACATCGAGTCCTCAGACCGGTATGTCGGAATTGTTTCGTAATCGATACCTGCGTAACTGTCCACGCTGAAGTAGCCAGTTCCGGTGTGATCGAAGTAAGAAGCTGTGATTGCGAGAGGAGCAGACGGAAGCGATGCACCAGAGAGGAGAGTGATCGAACCGAAGTCGTACATGTCATCTCGCTGACCCGTGTCAAGCTTGAACAGAGAAGTGACGTTAGCTCCAGTCGAGTCGAGAATGATTGCACCGGTGACATCAACTACGTCGAACGTGTAAGTACGAGCGGAGTTAGTAACAGCGGATGTTGAATAAGCTTTCGTCTTCGCAGTCTTCTTCTTCACAGCAGGAGTGATCTGAACAGGAGCACTGATAGTCACGTTACCAGTCAAGCTGGCTGAAGTGAAAGTCAACGTCTTGCCATCAGAAGAGATCACGACCGAAGTAGGAGTCTGTACTGCACCAGCAGCATTGACGACCACGTATTCTGCATTCCAGAGATTGGACTGATCGATGTCAGAGCTGCGAGCTCCGTAGAATGTTTCTGTTCCAGTCAGAGTGAAGACAGCTACGTTAGCTACCGCAGCCACGGTCATGATCTTCTGCGACGTGTATGACATCGAGTCGACGTTATCAGGCTTCAGAGTGGAGATCTTGAGATCGGAAACCTTCTGGAACAGTGCACGTGAGTCAGCAGAGCGAATATTGAAAGCTCCAACAACGTTCGCACTGACAGCTGTGCCGTTAGCACCTGTAGCAGCATAGACCTTCGTGATCGTCGAAGAGTCGGAAGAAGCATTGATCTTCACGTTGAAGAGGTACAGATTGAACTTGGTACCAGAGCGAGTGATCGCATGGATGTTCGCAGTACCGATAGTCGTACCGCCGGTGTTACGCAAGAGGATCTGCTGCTTGTTGGCAGTGTCGAACAGACCTACGAGAGTATCGACCTGGAGGTAACGACCGTATCCGATCGAGAGACTCGAGTTGCGAGATGTGTCAGTCGTACGTGCCTTCGGAATTTCAACATTCGTCGTACCAGGAAGCCAGATCGGATAGCCTTTGACATAAGCCTTACCGGACGAGACTTGAACACCGTAGTGATCAGTACGATAGACTGACTTGTTCGTTTCGATGACAGTATTCGAAGTCTCTGTGTCGAAAGTGAACACCGTGGTAGAGAGAACATCTTTGACAATGTAATCACCGGTGTAAGACGAAGTCTCAGCGACGAAGATCGAGTCTCCGATCGAGTAGTTGTGAGGAATTGCAGTCGTAGCCTGGAGAACAAGAGACGAAGTCAACGAAGGTTCGATCTTCGAGATAGGAACGCTGATGTGATCTACGAGATCAGCTTTGAAGTAGTTGACGACGAAGTCACCATGAGTGGAGTCCTGGTCAGTCGCAAGACGATCACCGATCTCACTGTAGTTCGTCGAAGTCGTCTCAGCCTTGAGTTCTCCTTCGCTGATCTCGAGAAGAGTTACGAAGTTAGACGGACGTTCATCGTTGTACGTGTATGAGACGATCTTCGAGAGATAAATCTCGCGGTGAGCACCGGCACCGTTGTAGTTCGGGTATCCACGAGCAAAGTCGAACAGAGAAGCATCGTCGAATTCGGTGACGACTTCTTTCTGGAATTGCAGACCTACGTAACCGCTGAACAGACTGTCGAACTTCGAATAGACGATCAGCTGATCATCGACCTTGACGAAAGTCTTGTTGAAGTAGAAGATGCCTCCGAGAAGACGAGCATAGAGGCAGCTACGTACAGGCTGTTCGAAAGAGCGAATGGTAGCGAAAGACGAAGTACCGGAGATGCGAACAGTTGCACCAGCTCCGATAGCGATCGTTGCGTTCTCGTCTACGTAATGCAGGCAAGAAGGATCACTCGTGGTTTCGAAAGAGACTGCGAAGACAGTACCACGTGCACCAGTCGGAACACCAGCTGCATCGAGTTCGATGATGGACTGTCCGATGAAAGACTCGAGATCGACAGCTACCGTGTTGTAAGTGCTGTTGACGAGCAGAGACTTTCCAGAAAGGTTCTTGATAGTGCCACCGACGACCATCGAACCATCTTTGAAAAGATGATCACCAACGGCTGCGATCTGGCGCTTCAGAGAAGACTGGATAGCATTGAGTTCTCTGCTCTGAGGAGCGTATCCAGGGCGGAAAAGAACGCGTGTGAATTGATCGTTCGAATCGTCAAGATAACGATCATTTAAGATTTCGGCCATGAATTACCTCTTTAGATTTCGTCTTCGATTATTTTAACCTCAGAACGAGATGGTAAAAATGAAGCGATCGATCTGATCAGAATTTCTGACGATCGGTTCGAAATTGTCGATTGCTACGAAATTGCTGTTCGAAAGCGATGTACTATCGAAACGAGTCGTCTTCAGAGACACAGCACTCTTCACACCAGATGTGATGATCTCTCCGTCGATGAAACCTTTGCCAGTCTCTTCAGCGAAGAATAGCTTGTTCTCTTCTGAACCAGCACAGAATGCTCTCGTCTCAGAGATCAGTCCGACGAATTCGTCACCGACGTTGAAGCTCTGTCCTTGACTGTCGAGTTCGATCACGGAACGAGCATCGATCACTGTAGACTTGAACTTAGAGACAGCATCGATGTCAGGACGAACGATACCAGAAGTACGGATCTGTCCTACGTAGATCATTCCGTCTTCGTCACCTTTGACTTCAACTGCAACACGAACAGTGTGAGCGAGAAGTTCTTTGACTGGATCTACGATAACGTCGAACTTGTTGATGATCGGTTCAAGTATCGCACCTTCACCAGAGCTGCTTCCGTCTGCTTCGATCCAGGCATTAGCCCATGAATAGCCGAGACCGTGGTTCAGAGGAGTGAGATTGAGGATCGAACCGTTAGCTAGGAAGCGACCGATAGCGAACCGTGCATTCTCACCGTCGCCGATGACATGAACTACGTCGTTGTGTCCGTAGTTCTGTCCGCGATTATGGATCTTGATAGCCTGGATAGAACCTTTTTGACTGTTCACGTACTTCAGAGGACGAACAGGGATCCAGTCAACAGAACCGAAACGAGCCATGTCAACGTTGTCTACACGCTGGACGAATTTCCAGATGTAGCCGTCGGAGTAGATCTGAGGAACTCGCGAAGATCCGACAGGACGAACAGTAGAGATGCTCTCTTTCGCGTTGTCTATGCAGAGATAGATCGAACCGTTGGAGTAGCAGTAGAAGTCCTTATCGATCATGTCAGTCGTTGGATCGTAGGCGTCGAAGTTGGTTCCAGACACCCAGTCGATACGTCTGATAGCATGAGAGATCATGTCACCAGACACGAACTTCATAGCAAGGATCTTTGATTTCGCATCGTCGAGATTTTCGATCTCGTCAACGTTCTCTTTGTAGACAGCCATAAAGCCACCGGAAATGTATGCACCGAATGTCGAACTGTTCACGTTGACGACAGCGGTATCTCCTGTGACAGAAGCGATCGTAGCATCGGTGTCATTCAGCTGAGTAGTACCGACGATGTCTCCAAACCGTACTGAGTCTCCGATGACGACGCTGTGATCAGGCGTGAGCTTGATAGATGTCGTCGAACCTTGAGTGATGTCGAGAATAGCAAAGTGCTTCTTCCATCTGGACATAGATCCGAAGAAGAAGTACAGAGGCTGGTTGCTCGACGGACTCGAAACGAACTGATTAGCCAGGTCGACTCTAAGCTGATTGATGACTGATGTCACGTTCTATCTTCCTTAAACAGTTGTACGAACCATGCGGATCTTACCGAGGCGATCACGAAGAAGACGAACATAGAGCTTGTCAGTAGCATTGAGAACGAAAGACTTCGTCTTGCCTTTCTCAATGATCACGAACGAGTCAACGTTGTTTGCAGGAATAGAAGCTGCGACAGCTACACAGACCTGACCAGAATTCGGAGCTGTATCGATATCGACCTTTGCATAAGCTGCTCCGTCGACTGCTAGAACCCACGTTTTCGCTGTGACTGCAAGACTTTCCGTGTTACTCGTTGCCATGGACTTATTCCTCTTCTAATCTATTTAAGCCTGCTCATCAGGTATTGGAGAAGACGGATCTACAGTCGTTTCGACAACGAACTCGTCTTGTTTGTTGTAGTACATAGTCGTTCGTTCCAGTGTCGGCCAGAGGTCTTCGAACACAGCCATATCATGAGTGTCGACTACGATCTTCTCTATCAGCTGATCTTCGCCGTCCTCGTCGTCATCGTCTGTAGGCCATAGAGGATCTATCGGATAGTCGACCTTGCCTCCGCATTCTACGAACTTGCCGAGCTGGATATCAGCATTCGTTGTGTACGGCCAGAAGTCAGTCTTCAATGTGAAGCTCAAGACAGCAGATACGAATCGTGTCTGATCCATGTCTGCATAAGAGTCGTCGAAATTCACGCTGTTGAGATTGACCGTCACATCTTGAGAGTTCGCATCGAACACCTGGTGCTTGATCTCGATAGTGACGTCCGGTCTGAACGGAGCAGTGATCTGTTCCAGGATCTGAACCATAGTCGACTGATCTCGAGTGAGAATCGTGAGTTCGAAATCTAAGTCATACGGAGCAGGAACCTTAGCGTACTGTCTTCCTGAACGATAGTTGTTGTTCTTCGGGAGCTGGCGATCAGGAGCGTACGTCATTCCTTTCCACTCGAAGCCCATTCGAGGAAACACTTCGTAATACCTGTTGTATCGATCGATGTCTCCTTTCGCAAGAGACTTCAGATAGACGGAGTCGGCTTTGTTGATGCGACTCCTCGGAATGTACATGATCGGAACGTGAGTAAGTCGATCGATGCTCGTACCGTCAGCAGAGAAATTCGCCACGTAGATCTTATTGAAAACAGCCCCGAATGCTCCAATCAATGTTCGAATATGTCCGTGTGCGAAAAATCTGCGACGCATTATCGTTTTACCCATCCGAAGACTTGAGAGACGTACGTGAACTTAGCGACTTTGATTGTCGCATCAACTACGACTGAATTGAACGTCACTGGATTACCAGTGGTCACGATGACGACTTCGACTGTCGTTCCGAGAACTGGAGAAGGTGGCGGAGTGATTGCTACAGCAGAACCGGATGCATCGACGAAGAGAACCTGTCCAGCTTCAGCTACTGTGTTTGCGTCGATCACCTTGAACGTGCCAGTTCCAGTGTTCAGATCAGTGATGACCTTGTTGAATTTCTGGAAAGCACGACGGATCGGATCTCCAGTCTTGTCGTTCGGAGCAGCTCCGACATTAATCAGATCGTACATGATTAGCCTTTCCTACATGAAACCGAATGGGTTACTGTCGTTGATGATTATTTTCTCACCTTCACATTCGAAGGCTGCGTTGTCTGCGTATTCAGCGAGACGATCATCGATCATGTCGAGAACATCTTCTGCGCTGTCATTCCAGATGCCGAGTTGGTCGTCGGCTGTCAGTTCGCTGTCTGCTGTGAATTCGGTCGTATCAGCTCTAACGATTTCAGAGATGCCGACTTCGTTGTCGTCAGAAGTGATAGTCATGTCATCAGCTGTGACTGAGTCCATCGACGCATCATATCCAGTCCAGAGAGTCTGATCGACATGAGACAAGAATTCGTCGAGAACACTTCCGAGAGCGTCAGACCGTTGGAACTTCGAGTCCTTGAACGATGCTGTACCTTCACCGTACTTGAACGGTTGGAGATAGATCGTGAACGTGTACTGCCTACCACCAGAGATCAGAGGATCTCGAGCATTCGTGTTAGTGATCTCGAACAGCATCTTGTTCGCTTTGATGAAGATCAAGTCTCCGTCAGTAGGTTCGATCATTCCTGTGATTGCTATGAACAAACGACGAGAGATCGAGATGGACGAACTGCTGAAATTGAACGCGAGACCTACAGCACCGAACGTCTCGTTGCCTGCGAAGAAAGCTTCGGACGACTCGATCAGAGCATCGAGCTGATGGACCTTGTTGAATTGAGACGAAAGAGGTTCGTTGAGGATAGGATCAGACCGCACGACAGTTCGAGGAAGATACTCCACCTCGATGCCTCGATTGTAGATCAGTTCGTCAGACAAATCGTAGATCAGATTTGAATCTTGATCTTCGATGAGGTTCTGAAAATACGGGTTAGCCATTCATCATCCGATCAAAATTGGACTGTAGATGTACGATGCTTCTTCGTGAAGCTCTTCTAAAAGTTTCACCTTCTCTTCAGCTGCTTTGGACGCGATGTCGTCTGCTGAATACGAGTGGCCGCCTGGAAGCTGGATGTCTTTGAACTTCGAGAGGTTCTCACCCCATTGTTCTTTGATCAGACACGACGTGTAGCGGATCAGCCAGTCATTCGAGAAGAAGTCTCCGTTGGAGAATGAGATATCGACAGCTGCTCGATACATGATGAAGTCACCGACGATCAAGTTGCTTCCGCTCGTGTCGATCTTCAGAACCTTCGTCGTCCTGTTGAAGTCATAGTGCGGAGTAGGACGCCAGATCTCTTCCCACTCAGACACTTCACGATTGTACAGATAGACGTCAACTTTGTTCGAAGTTTCAACGTTCTGGAGAAGATTCCGATTGAGGATCGAGAAGATCGAAGAACCGATCATGTTGACATCTCTGAACATGTTCGGCTTCATGTTGAGGATCTTGTCAACACCGACAACGAACTCAGGAACAGTGATGAACTTGTTCGAAGCGATAGCCGGAGTGATTTCCTGCTTGATCCAAGCACGTTCGGTAGCATCGAAGTGATAATCGAGAAACTTTCGAACAGCCTCCTTAACGCGAAGACGAGCTTGCATCTGTGTGATGTTGATCTTGAACATAGGTTCGCCGATCCTCATCTTGCAGTGCTCTATGAGCTCGTCTCTGTTCTGTGGATTTTCGAGTGACATCAGATCGTCCTTGATACAGACAGCCATACATTCAGTGGGTTAAACGTCCTGGACAGCTTGTAGACGTACACGACAGCGTACACGTCATTGAATTTGAATTCAGCTAGAAGATCTCTCGTGATCGTCACACGGATCTTGCCAATTTCCACGTCGAGGATCTCGACTTTGCACGTCCTATTGATGTCGTCAACGAACGGGCACAAGATTGCACCAGTGAGAGACGCATTCGTAAGATCGAGGTTCAGATCGAACTCTTCTACGAAATCTTCAAAACGGGAAACTGTGCGAGCGAGCTTCATTAGATATTCCTCAGTGAACTATCATATTTTACGAGAGCGCTGAGTAAGCTTCTTTTGCGAAACCGCTTGGCCAGTAGTAGCCGATGAGCTGGTCAGTAGAGTAGCCTGATTCTTTCACCTTGTTCGACTGGTTTCCGCCGAGACAGACGAGACGACCTCCTTGAACTCTGACGAGAAAACTCACGTGACCGTGTTCAGGATTAGGAGGCCTCTTGAAAACGCAGATGCATCCGTGGAGAGGCTGATCGAGCTTCTCTACGCATCCAGCTCGAGACCACGATCGTGCAGTTCCGTTAGCTCCAGAGATCGACTGACCTGACTGTTTGAGACACCATGCAATGAAAGCTGAACACCAAGAGGTCTCGTCTCCTGAGTTGATGCCGACGGTCTTCAGGTACTTCAAGATCTCTGGATTGTGTTGAGCTCCGACGAACTCGTAGACTCCAGTCTGTGACTTAGCGATAGATAGCCACGGAGGCTCTGACGAATTAAATTGCACGTTACCTGGTGTCCCTTGATGACTGTCTTGGATGCCGTGTTCAGTCACAGCTCCAGACGATGACGAGTCAGAATTGCTTCCGACGATACCTTCGATCTGTCCGAGTGATCCGAGAACCACAGGAACTTGCATGTCATTTCCATCCAGGAAAGACACGAGAACCATCGAGCCTTCCATCATTCCAGTAGGACTGTCTCCGACTCCAGAAAGAGCAGCTGATGAGATGCCTTGGATTGGAAGTGCCCATGGAAGAGCTTCAGTCGGTATCAGAGTCTTGTCGTCAGTGTGAACACCGAAGATCCGAACACGGAGGCGTCCTCTTTGCTGAGGATCATTTCTGTCTTCTACGACTCCGACTCGCCATTTGACGTTTTCTCCAAATGACGACGGAATGATTCCTCTCACTTGATCACCTCTATCTGTTTGCTGACTGAGTCAGAGAAAAGTCTCACAGTCGCGTAGTAGTGTCGATCAGCAGCGAACTCGTGCTTTATCGATTCGATTATGTACTTTCCGCTGTAGTACTCGTCGAACATCTGTTTCGTCTGTCGAGAGATGTTTCTGAATGCTGGAATGTTGATCTCGTATTTCTGTCCGATGCGAAGTCCGAAGTGTCCAGGAAGAACACCTTCGACTACGAGCTGTTCAGTCTGTTGCCATTTCGATACGTGGAGATGAACGTAGTCGTTGATCTTCGCTGTCGGATCCATGTCTGAGAACAGACCGTCATGAGAAGCGAGAGACCTCCAGTGAGACGGTTCATCGTATCCGAGCATTCCTTCTCTAACGAAAGGAAATCCGTTGAGATGCTTCGACTCAGGAAATTCGTGCAGGTAGTTGAATTCGTTCGACTCGAGAGTTCTTGCGAAGAGATTGACCTGAGTGACCTCGTTGCTGTACATCCCGTTCATCAGATTTTCGATGTAGTCAGTCGTCTTTATCACTCTGAAGTCTTCGAAGGCGAGAAGATGTGATGGCATACGTGGATCAGACTGGAGAGTCGGAATTCCGTTCTCGACAGTCGGACGACCAGACTTGATTACCATCTCGCCTTTTGTCTTGTTCGATGCTTCGTCATAGAAGAAATCGAGAGGTGCCAACGTGAGCTTCTGGTTTCGTTCTTGGAAGATCACGTACGGAGAGTACGAATGGTCCTCTCTAGCAGAGACTGAACGAGATGCGATCCACTTCAGAGCGTGAGCTGGTCTCCAGTTCGGAATGATGCAGCTGAGTTGATTGCTCGTCGAAGAGTAGTCGAGAGTGAGACTGTCTCCAGGAGTCGTGAGGTAGTTGTCGATGATGTCTTTTGCAATGTCCTCAGACTTCGTCTTCTGGTAGGCCTTGCTGATCTTCCTCATAGCAGAGAGGATACCAATGCCTGTGACGAAGTGGATCCTGTACGAAAGAGATCCGAGTGAGATAGGAGCTCGATCAGAAACCTTCGTGACGTAGAAGACGAAGTCCTCGATGTCGTTGAAGCAGTCTCTAATCGTGAATTCGATCTTCTCACCGCCGATGATAGGCAGGAAACTCGGTACGTTCGCAGTATCGACACAGACAATCTCACCTGTGACGTACGGAAGCATCTTGTCTTCGAAGATCACGATCGACACGACTTTGTCGATGAATTCTTTTCCTGCTATCTTGCAACTCTTATATTCGTAGTCTCCAGGCGAGGTCATCTTGCGAGTCGTGACTAGCGGAGTGTTTTCGTATGAGGAGATCTCTGACATGCATTATTTTACATCCTACAGATCCACAGAAGACGGGTGAGTTCTTTCTGTGGACCGGATTAGGATACTATTATGGCCGGATAGAAGGTTCTCCACCCGGCCACTGAGAATTTGTTAGCGTTCGTCAACCCAGCAAAGAATTTCGCCTCGAAACGGATTGACTGACGTCATCGATTTGTCGATCGAGTAGTTCACGTCGAACCGTTCGCACATCTTCTTCGCTAGCCATACGACGAATATGTACGGAAGCAACTTCATCCACCACTGAAACATGTCTTCTTCCATCCTTTATGATGTTCAATTTTTCCTGAAAGCACTCTGCTCACAGCGCTCGAACTGAGACTATTTCGAAAGCAGAAATCATTCAGTCCTACGAAACTATGCACATTGCCATCTGGATCTACGATTTCAGAAACT